CCACCTTGTTCTTGACGACCTTCACGCGCGTCTGGTTGCCCACCACTTCGTCCCTGTCCTTGATCGCGCCGATGCGGCGGATGTCGAGGCGCACCGAAGAATAGAACTTGAGAGCGTTGCCGCCCGTCGTTGTTTCGGGGCTGCCGAACATCACGCCGATCTTCATGCGGATCTGGTTGATGAAGACGACCATGCAGTTCGAGCGGCTGATCGACGCCGTCAGTTTCCGCATCGCCTGGCTCATCAAGCGGGCCTGGGCCCCAACTGTCGCATCGCCCATGTCGCCTTCGAGTTCGGCTTTCGGCGTCAGCGCCGCCACCGAATCCACCACGACAAGGCTGACCGCGCCGGATCGCACCAGCGTATCCACGATCTCAAGCGCCTGTTCGCCGGTGTCGGGCTGCGAAATCAGCAATTCGTCAAGATTGACACCAAGCTTGCGCGCGTACAGCGGATCAAGCGCATGCTCGGCGTCGACAAAGGCGCAAACGCCGCCTTTCTTCTGCTCTTCAGCAACGACATGCAGTGTGAGTGTCGTCTTGCCGGAGCTTTCAGGGCCATATATCTCGACGATCCGGCCTTTCGGCAGCCCACCGATCCCCAGTGCGATATCAAGGCCGAGAGATCCCGTCGATGTCGCTTCGATCTCGGCGACCGGGTTGTCGGCGCCCAGCCGCATGATCGACCCCTTGCCGAACTGCCGTTCGATCTGTGCCAGCGCGCTTTCCAGCGCCTTCTGCTTGTCCGTGCCGCGCTTATCAGTCATGTCGAGAAGATTGCCGATTGCCATTTGCCTGACCCCTTGTCGCACAGCCGCCAAGCGGCGGCAATGAATGAGATGTTCTTGACTTGTTCCCAACTGTATGGGGATAAAACGGGAACAATTCAATCGAAATTTTCGCCTTCACCTTGCTCCGGTATTCCTTAAGGATTGGTTAGCGGGAGTGTTAGCCCCAGTTCTTCCTCGGGATGCATCGGATGCAGGCGCAGTCAACCACACCGCACGGACAACCCGTCGAGATCGCGCGTGGTGTGCGCCGCATCATTGCGCCGAATCCCTCGCCGATGACACAACGCGGCACCAACACCTATATCCTGGGGGAATCCGAGCTTGTCGTGATCGACCCCGGGCCCGACATCGCCGCACACCTCGCGGCCATTCTCGGGGCCGTCGGGGCAGGACAGCGAATCGTGTCCATTCTCGTCACCCATGCTCACCAGGATCATTCCGCGCTGGCGCCCCGGCTTTCCGTGCAGTCGGGCGCACCCGTGCTGGCATTCGGCGACGCGACGGCCGGGCGAAGCGCGCGGATGTCGGCGTTGCGCAATCCGCTTGGTGGTGGCGAAGGTGCCGATATCGCATTCACGCCCGACAGGCGCCTTGCCGATGGCGACGCGGTGGCCTTGGACGACGGCTGGATCACGGCGGTGCATACGCCGGGCCACATGGGAAACCACCTTTGTTTCCACTGGCGGGATGTCGTGTTCTCGGGCGATCATGTAATGGGGTGGGCGAGTACGCTGATCTCTCCGCCTGATGGAGACATGACGGATTACATGCGATCACTCGAACGGCTTGCGGCGCTGAAGAGCGGTCTCCTGCTGCCCGGTCATGGCGCGCCCGTGCCGGACCCCGCCCCGAGAATCGCCGAACTGCGCGCGCATCGCGAGGCTCGCGCCGCCCAGATCCTTGGCGCGTTGGCCGATGGGCCGAACGACATCGCCGGCCTCGCAGCAAGGATTTATGCCGATACGCCGCCCGCCATGCTGCCCGCCGCGCGCCGTAATGTGCTTGCCCATTTGATTGACCTTGAGGCAAGGTGCTTGGTGGTTGTGACGCCACCTGTCGGTCCGGAAGCGTTCTTCGCGCTTCGATCAGAGGAGCAGAACGCGATGTGATGAAAGAAATCGCGAAATGCCTCTGGACGCCCTCGCATCGAGTTGGTAACAGACCCGCGTGTTCCGGCGTAGCTCAGCGGTAGAGCAGTTGACTGTTAATCAATTGGTCGTAGGTTCGATCCCTACCGCCGGAGCCAATAAACCCCTAAAAATAAAAAAGAAAAGCTGACGCCTGACGCGGTGTCCGTCCGTGCGTCCGTGGCCGTCCGTCACGGATAGTCATATCATTGCCCGCTTGGAGGCGTTGCGGCAGGGGCCGCACATGCGATTGCCTGGGCCTGTCGACAGAAATTCGCGGTTGCAACAGAGGCACGGCCGTGGCGTGGATTCGCGCGCGCGCTTGATCTTGACCAGCTGACGATCGGCCAGCTCGAGGAAGGTCATCGGTGTGAGCTGGCGCTTGCCATCAAAGACGGCTGCGCAGCGGCCGGTGCCGACTATGTGCAGGGTCATGTGAACAGGTCCATCTGTTGGGGGCGCGTGTCGATCTGCGTGGCCTGGCGGCGGGCGTTGCTGGCCCAAGCCAGAAGCAAAGCCGAGAAGCCGCGCTGCTGGCGGCGCGCCCGAGCTTCGCGCAAGTGCACGCGGGCGATGTGCAGAAGCACGGCGCGATGCTGCGCAGGGGTTGAGGCGTGCGGCCGGATCATTGGTAATCCTCTGGCCGCTCGAGGCGCTTTCGGCAGGGCGGTATCCAGTGAAACCGCGTCCCGTTGATGCCCCAGTCTGCATTCGGACCAAGGCCCCAGACCAACCAGCAATAGGCCGTCGCCGTGCTGCCAGACGGCGACAGCTTGCCCTTGTGCATCACGACCCGTTCGCTGAATTGCAGAATGTCGGTGGGCGGTGTCACGCTGAACAGCCGATCGAAACGGCCGCAGCCCTCGAGGAACGCGCTGCGCACGATCACCGCCACGCCGCGCCGACTGGTGGCAAGCGCGCGGGCGATGAATTGTTCGGCCAGCCGAAAGGGCGGATTCGTGATTGTCCAGTCGGTTGCGTCGGGCAGCGGGCCAAACAGATAATCCTGCACCGGAAACCCAGCACCGTAATCGTGGATGTCGGCTGCTTCGACATGATCGAAGTGTTCGGCGAGAGGGCGCACCATGTGGCCACGGTTGGCCGCCGGTTCGCGGGCGACATGACCAACCGGCGCCAGCCATTCACACAGCGCGCGCGTGGCCCAAGGCGGCGTCGGGAAGTCATCGAGGCTGTCGTGGGGTTCGCGGCGGCGCTGCATGACGGCCGTGCTTGTGTTCTGTGTCATGCCGCGCTGCCGTCATCGAGAACGGCCGCGAACAGATCATCCTCGACCAGGGCGGCCATGATGCGGCGCACAAGCGTGCGGGGCGATGTGCCGCGCGCCGCCGCCTCGGCGACCAGGCGGGCGTGCACGTCCGGATCAATCAGGAATCGTATCTCCTGGCCGATATCATCGGTGGTGCCGCGCCGGCCGCCGGCAAAGCGGGGAACATCGATGCCACGCTGGCGCGCGATGCGCAGGGCGCGATAGATGGTGTAAACATTCAGGCCCCGTTCCTTGGCGATCTGGCGCGGGGGTTTGTGTGCCAGCGCGTCGGCGATGATCTGTTCTGTCTTCGTCATGGTGTTGCCCCCAGCGCGATCATGGCCAGCGCGCCGGCAGCAAACCCCAGGGTGAACCCGAGGTTGCACCCGGCACGGTGCGCCTTGTCGCAGGCCCCGTCGATCCGGACTTCGCGCAGGTGCGCGTCTTCTTTCCGAAGCGCCGCCAGCCTGTGGTTTTCGGCGGCAAGGTCGCTGATCCTTGCCGCCAGAACGGCCGTGGCCTCGACCATTTCAACATGGGTCTGTCGTTCGACCATCGCCGGGGCCCCATTCGAATTGTCCATCACTCGGCGCCCCTTTGCATGTGGTCGATGTTGCAGCGATGCACGGTGATGGTCAGGGCCGCGACCCACGGGTCCGCGTCCCATGCTTCGGGGCCGTGGAGGCTGTTCCAGAGAGCAAGGAAAGCGTGGCGCGGATTGTCCCAGCCAGCAGGCTTAGAGGTAACTGCCGTCCTATCTGGCGGGTTTACAATCCCGACCACATGATGCCCCCATAGTTTCCCAATGTCAGGGTCATCATGCTGAAAGGGATAGATGCCCTCGGCCTGTGCGTCCTCCCCACTGATTTCCTGCAACCGCTGCACCCGCACGTCCGTGACAACCAGCGTCAGGCGGGACGCCCAGCGGGGCATGTGGATAGGCGAACGCCAGCGACCATCAGTCGGTTGTCCGTTTGCGGTTGCCTTGTAGTCCGGGCGATAAAATCCCCCCTCGGCGTCGGCGCTTTCATGCGTCCACGCCTCGCGCACCCACAGGCGGTCGCCGGGAAAAAACTTGGTGCAGATAGGCCGCCAGGTGCGATCTGGACGATATTCGAGCATCCCGTATGGCGGCTTCAACACCCGCCGCGTCTGCGTCTTCCGCCCGTCGAGCAGGGCGCGCACCATCGGGGCGCAGAAAATGATCGGACGGTCAGCCATCACGCGGCCCCTTGATCCCCGGCGCGACCAGGGGAGGACTGGTGCGCGCCGGGGCATGCCACGTTCCGTGAGTGACGGGGGGCGGCATTCGGTTGATCGGGGGCCATGAAGACCGATCGGACGGGATAGCGCAGCGCGAGTTCGCCGCCCTGGCCGTGGTTGAACCGATCGTCGGCAAGGCGCAGGATCGTGCCTGTGCCGATGGTTTCATTCAGCACGCGCGCGCCGTTCCAGCACCAGCCTTGCAAGTTCGCTTCGCAGATCTTGCCGTCGCGCAGCGTGAAGGTGTGAAAATCCTGGCCGTGATCTTCGAGGTGGATGCGCAGGGGGGTCATTGCATCCGCCCCTGTGCCATCATGGTCGCGATCGTGCGCTTGTGGAACGCCTCGAGTTCGTCAACCCAATGCTGCATGTAGTCCAGATCGCCGTCGGTTTCGGCCAGGCCATCATCGAGGCCGGCGTTCATCACGGCAAAGAGTTCGGCGGCACCGGCAAAGAAACAGACGCGCATTTCCCTGATCTGGTCAGGCCCGGCATCTGGATAGACGCGGCGCTGAAACTCCTTGAAGCATTCGTCGATCAACCGACCCTGGCGGGCGAGTTTGCGAAGTCGGGACTTCACCATCTTGTCGGAGCTGGGCATCACACACCCTTCTCGTAAGGCTTGCCGCCAAGCCGGTTTTCATGGGCTTGTGCCCGGCGGCGCACCAAGTCAGCCGCCCGCAAATTTGCAGGGGAAGGTTCTTTCCTGCGGGCCGTCGACCCGAAATGGCCGGGCTGAATGCCGAGCAAACGATTGAACATCGGCCCGAGCGCCGCCATGATCGCAGCTTGTTTTTTCATGCTTTTTTCCTTTCGGCATCGGCCGGGCGCGCGATCGACAGGACGGCGCGGCTGGCGGTTTGCAGGTTGGGGGCCATGTAGGTGGCCTTGAGCCGGGGGTTGGTGGCGGCGCTGTTGCCCAGCACGTCGCCCACGTCGCCCTGGCTGGCACCGCCGCCGCGCGACCAGGCGCCAAAGGTGCGGCGCAGATCGCGAAACTGGATGTCGGCCACGCTGGGCTGCGTGCGGGCGGCCGCGGCGCGCACGCGCTGGAAGTGCTTTTCAAACAGGTCTTCGCTGTAGGCCCGGCCGGTGGGTGACGGGATGACCGGCGCATCGGGCAGCAGCCGGGTGCGGCGCAGCACATCGATCATGCGCGCGACCACTTCGGGGTGCAGCTGCATCGCGCCCTGGGTGCCACGCTTGGAGCGTGTCAGCGACCAGACCCAGACCGGCGGCGCATCGGCGGCATCGCCTGGCATCGGCATGTGGTGAAAGTCCTGCCCGAGCGCCTGGCGCACGTCGGTCAGCCGCTGGCCTTGCAGGGCGCCGAGAAGACAGGCGTTCCCGATCTGGGGCATGCCCATCGCATCGGCCGCGGCGAGCAGCGCATCGAGTTCGGACCAGTCGATCACGCGATCGCGCGGCGGGGGCGTGCGCAGTTTCAGGCGCATGCAGGGGTTGCTGTTTTCGGCGCGCCATCCGATCACTTCGGCGCGGGCGAACAGGATCGACATCATGCGGATCATCGCCTGGGCCAGTGACGGCCGACCCGAGCGCAGCAGCGCCTCGTACCATTCGTTCATCACCGGCTTGGTGAAATCGACCACCAGGGCCGTGCCCCATTTGGCTTCGATCGTGGCCATGTTGCGTGCGTAGCTTTCGCGCGTCTTCGGGCGCAGGCGTTCCCATGCCGGGGAGCGGCGATAGTTTTCAATCAGATCGGCGATGGTGCGCCCGGTGGGGCGGCTGGCGGCCGACGGGGTGCCGCGTGCAACCGCGTCATTCAGGCGCGCGGCCTCGCGCACCGACCAGGTGAGTTTGCCCGCATCGAGTTCGACGGGCTTGAACCCGCGCGCGCGGGCATCGGCCTGCGGTTCCCACCAGATGCGCCAGCTGCCATCGGCGCGCTGGCGCTGGCGCAGACCCGACGGGGGGCTGGCAATCGGGCGCCGCGCGGTCATGCCCGGCGCGCCTGTTCCAAGAGCACGACGTTGCCCGAGGCATGGGCCGGGCGATGAAATTCCGGGCGTGCCGCGGTGGCCGGGCGGCCCTGGGCCTGCACCCATGCGACGACTTCGGAGCGGCGCCAGATCATCGGGCGCATCGATGTCGGCATCGGTGCCGGGAAATCATGGTGGCGTTCCAGCCGCGTGCGCTGGCGCAGGAAGGCCGCGCCGTCGACCAGGCCCACCAGCTGGGCGACATCATCGGCCGTGATGAAAGGGCGTTGCATGGCGCGTATCCTTGGGGGGTTGGCCGCGCCCTGCCACCATGGGCGCGGCTGGTTTCGGGGTGGCAGCGGTGGCCCCCGCCCTTGGCCCAGGTGGCCAGTTCAAGCCCGGTTGGCCCGGGTCTTGGCGTTGTTCAGTGGTTCAGGAAGATCACGTTGTCGCCGCCCGCATCGAGCCGGGCGATGCCCGCGTTCAGCGTGCGATGCGCAATCAGTTCGTCGAGCAGGGGGCCGACGCTGGCCAGCAGCAGTTCGGCTTCGGCGCGCGTGGCATCGCCGCGGGCCGCGTCATGCGCGATGTTGCGGATCTGGCGCAGCAGCCTGTCGGAGACCGGCCCGAGCTGCGCGGGGCGCGGCGCGGGCCGGTGTGCGGTGGTGTCGATGGTGGAATGTGCGGGCATGGTGCCGTCCTTTCTTGCCTGTGTGATGGCAAGTTAGGAGTAGGCACCGCGCACTGTCAACTGAAAATTTCAGCCAGACTGAAAATATCAGATCATTCTGATTCGCGCACCGCATAGAGGATGTCGTCGATCAGCTCGGAAACGGGTGTATCGGCTTCGGTCTGCGCGTAAGCATTGCCCGAGAATGTCATCGTATGCAGCACGTATTCCCAGAGCGCCGTCTTGGCCGGGCCATCCTTGTGGCTGTCGATGCCACGCGCCTTGAGCGCGTAGTGCGCTTCGGCAACCCGATGCTTGAGCCACTTCGGGACGCGTTGTTTTCGCCCGTTTGCATGGGTGACGTGCAGCCCAGCCAAAAGACCCATTTCGACGCGCCCACCTGGGCCTTCATACATCTTCATGCATGCCTCCAGCTGGCAATGATCTTGCCGCGGATCACGACGTTCTGCCCGTCGACCAGGTGCACACGCTGATCTGACGGATCGCAGGATGCCGCCACCAGGCAGGGCGGTTCGAACCGCCGGATCACCGTTGTCGCGCTGGCGCTGGCGTGGTTGTAGACCTGTGCCACAACGGTATCGCCCGCGCCGCAGCGTTCGCTGGCATGCGTGTCGACCAGCAGCATGTCGCCCGCGAGCAGGCCGCCCAGTGCCATGGCCCGGCTTTTCACCTGCCACAGATCGACGCCTGGCCGATCGGCGCCAAGCGCCTGGGCGATGCGCTGGACCAATCCGGTTTCATTCCCGGGTGCGGCATACCAGGGCGCCGCATCGCTCTCGGAAAAGCCCGGCGAGAGCTGGCGCGCGGTGCTTGTCTTCGCGGCGCCGGCCTTTTCCAGAACCGTGGCGACATCGACGCCGAGCACTTCGGCAAACGCTTCGGCCCATTCCAGCGACATGCGCTGTTTGCCTGTGAGGATGTGAGAAACGTTGGACCGCGCGCGGCCCATACGGCGCGCGATGTCTTCGGCTGTAACGCCTGCCCTTTTTTGCTGCGCCTTGAACCACTTGTCATCCATGCGGCGTAAGTAGCCACTTCCCACTGAAATTTAACGTCAGAAAAACTGAAAAAATAAGTTGACAGGAGTGGGGGTGGTTGGCCTACATCTAGCGCCATGAGTAGCCACCACACACCAATTCAGGTATGCGAAGCCTTGTTCGGTTCGATCGAGGAAGTCGGCCGCATTCTTGGCCGGCATCCAAAGACGGCATACCTGTATCGCCACGCCAGCGGCTTGCGCGATGCCGGCGACCTGCCCAGTGCGCGCCACATGCGCACCTTGCTGGCGCGGGCCGCAGCGCGCGGCATCCCGTTGACGCCCGACCATCTGATCTGGGGCGCGAGTGCCGACGAGTTGGCGGAGCTGACCGCGCCGCGCCCGATCACCGATACGGGCGCGCCCGATGTTTCCCAGGTTGCGGCGCAATGACCGCCGCCGCGATCCTGTCGTTCCCTGTCAGCCGTGCGCAAGGTGCCTTGCGTCTGACAGGCCGGCGCCCCGGGCCTGCCTGTGCCCGCCAAAGGGGCGCCCACCTGGCGGCGCGGCCTGTCGCCCTCGAGGCAGGCCGCGCCGCCTTTTTTCGGTCGCCGCTTTCCGCGCGTGTGACCCGAGATGAAAGCTTTGCCGTCGCCATCGGTGGGCCGGCAGATGCGTCGAGCCTGCGCCGATGCGGGCCTGGAGGGTCACACGCGCCGAGCGCGGCGCCTGCGGGCCGCGGTGAACCAATGGTGGGACCGGCCCGGCGTTCCAGATCGTCACAGCTGTGCCCCGCGTTCGACCCAACCCCAACCGAAAGGATCAAACATGGCGGAACAAGTGGACAGCGCATCGGACGAGCGCACGGCAAACAATGCTGTGCGGCACAAGTATCGGGTGCTTTCGGAAGACGAGAAGGCGCAGATGGTTGCGCTCAAAGACCTTGGCGCCGCGTTCATCGCGAAGTGTCAGGAGATCGGGGTGTCGCGCGAAATCTCGCTTGCGATCACCAACGCCGAGCAGGCGGTGATGTGGGCGGTGAAGCACGTCACGAAGTAGCATCCCAAGCGAAAGAACCAGTCGCGATCCAGGGGACAAAGGGGCCGAAAACATGGGGCACCCCCTCTGGCGGTTCGAGTAGGCTCGGCATGGGGCGGACCATGCCTGCAACGTCTGAGATGATGGACGCGACGGGCCGGAGAGGCGGCTGTTTCTGGGCGGGATCGCGACCTTCCCATGATCCGAATTGGCGCGACGTGACAAGGCGACACGCTGACCAGAGCCTGACAGCCGGGAGAGACCGGCAACCAGTTTCGCGCTTTGGCGCGTCCGGGGAGGTGGGCGGGGTTTCCGGTTCCTGCAGCGCCTCACAATGCGGAGAGAACCGGGCACGGCGGGGCGGTGCGTGCAGCCCGGGGTTTGTATGTGGACCAAACGAACATTCAGAGGGCGCCAACCCGGCGACCCGCAGCGGGTGGAAGCCCCGCGCCTTGCCGCTTTCCGGCCTGTACCCTGATCGGTGCAACCCCGAGCGCGGCCATAAGCCCACGGCAAGCCGATGGCAGATAACCAAGGTTGCCGGACTTCGAGCCGGTCCCGCCGCGTTCGACCATTATCGGAGGACAGCGGATGCGTGACCGGGTGGCAGTGGGTCTCAAGGCCCTGGCGGTGGCGATGGCGGGCAAGGCGCGGACGCTGGATGCCCAGGACGTGCACGACCTGGTGACAGAGGCGGAGCAGGTTCTGGGATCGGGCGACGAGCTGACGCGGGCAATCATGGAGTTCGCCACGCAATACGAGGTCGAGCGGTATTGCCCCGACCTGGTGGCAGCGCTGGCGATCGGCCTGCACCGGCGCCTTGAGCTGTTGACGGTGCCGACCCCGCCCGATGTCGGGAGGGCCGATATCCATGGCTGACAGCCCCGCCCCCGCCGCTGCCCCCGCCGCTGCCCATGGGCGCCTTACTCCGGCAGATCTGACCTTCGCCTATTTCTGCACGGCGCTGGTCTGCACCCGGATCGAGGGGCGCGAGGACAAGCGCCTGGCGCTGGATGTCGCCAAGGACGTGCGCGCGCATGTCAACTGCGATCACGCCTACATGGCGCCGATCTGCGCGGCGTTCGACGCACTGGATACCGAGGGGCCCAGCGTCGTGCGGGGGTTCGAGCTGCTGAACCTGGCCCAAGAGCTGGCGCGGTTTCACAGGTGGCGCGGTGGGCTGACCTATGACGCCTTTGCCGCCGCCGCCGCAACGCAGAAAGGGACACAGGCATGAGCATCGAGGACTTGCAGGCAATGGCGGCACGGACCAACGGCGAGCTGATCGCGCTGAAACGCCAACAGGAAATGATATCCGAGCTGGTGCGGATATCCGAGCTGGGCGCATCGCTGGGCTGCGGTGTCGCCATCCTGGTGCAGCAACAGGGGCTGGCCAAGCGCGTGGTGCTGGATATCGCGATGGATGCGCCGGGCCATCCGTTGCCCGACGTCATGGTGTCTGTCGATGAGCTGTTCGCGCGGGACAATGCAGGCCGCCCCGAGCCGATGCCGGCAGCGCCGCCCGAACCGGATACCCCCGATGCCCGCGCGGCCGGGGCGCCGTGGACCGAGGCCGAGGATGCCGAGGCGGTGCGCCTGAAACTGGCGGGGTTGACCGTCGCCGAAATTGCCGCGCGGCTGGATCGCCCCGTGCCGGGCACGCAGTTCCGCCTGGCAAAAAAGCTGCGCCCGCAGGTCGAGGCGGCGCGCGCTGTTGCCGCGCGCGATCGGGGCAAGGCCGCCAAGCCTGCGCCCGGGGCGCCCGCAGGTGGCTATCCGTTGCACGCCCCAGACGGCGCTGGCGATGACGCGCCGGCGGAGACAAGTGACAATGACGACGACGCGCCCGCGTCTATGCCTGCACCAAGCTTGCCGGTCTCGCAGCGCCTGCTGCGCGCGGCGCTTGAAGAAATAGACGACACGCCCCCGTTTACGCCCGATGTCGATCTGGCGCTGATGGAAGCGCTGTCCCGCGGTGATGGCATCGCCAATGCATCCGAGGCGCTGGCCATCGCGCCGGCCGCCTTGCGCGCCCGCGTGGCGTTGCTGAAAGGCGTCATCGGGCTGCATCCTGGCGATGCCTTCAGCGTCGAGGAACAGGCCCGCCTGCTCACCCAGCTGCGCGCGCGCGCCAGTCTGTCGCGCGAGTCTGCGTGACACCATGGCGCTGCCGAAGTCCCCCCACCGCCCCGTCCATGGCAGGCAGTCCTATTCGCTTGAGCAGATCAAGGACATGCTGACCGCGCGCGCGGCCGATGTGGCCCAGCATTATGCGCCGCCCGCCCCTGGCGCCTATGTCGATCGGGGGGTTTATTTCACGCTCAATCCCGGGCGGATCGACAAGTCCGTCGGATCGTTTTTCGTCTACATCGCCGGGCCGAAGGTGGGCCAGTGGCGGGACATGGCGACCGGCCAATTCGGCGATCTGCTGGATCTGATCCAGCTGGCGCTGGGGTGCAACACCACGGACGCGCTGCGCGAGGCGCGCGGCTACCTGGGCCTTGCCAATGACGACCCGGCCGCCGCGCGGTTGCGCCAAGAGGCCATCGAGCGCGCCCGGGCGCAGCGCGCAGAGGCCGAGCGCCGCGCCCGGCTGAATGCAGAGCGCCGCAGGCGCCGGGCCGTGGCCCTGTTCCTGTCGGGCCAGGAGCGCCTGCGCGGCACGCCTGTCGAATATTATCTGCGCGACCGGCGCGGCATCGACCTGGCCGCGATCGGCCGTCAACCGCGCGCGCTGCGTTTCATCCCGGATCTGTCGTATCGGGATCTTGATCCGGCGACGGGCGAGGTTTTCGAGTGCCGCCTGCCGGCCATGGTCGCGCTGGTGTCCGACAGGGCAGGGCGCCCGGTGGCCGTGCATCGCACCTGGCTGGCGCAGGCGGAGGGCGGCGGCTGGGGCAAGGCCCCGGTGGCCAAGCCCAAGAAGGTGCTGGGCGACTATGCCGGCGCGGCGATCAACATCTGGTCAGGCATGGGGCCGCGCGGCGGCAAGGGCGCGCCGCTGTCGCAATGCCCGCCGGGCACGCATGTCTATCTGACCGAAGGGATCGAGGATGCGCTGTCGGTTGTCACGATCCTGCCCGATGCGCGGGTTCTGGCGGGCATCAGCCTGTCGAACCTGGGCCAGGTCGCGCTGCCGGGCAACGTGGCCAGCCTGACGATCGTCGCCGACCAGGACGAGAACCCGGAAGCGCGCGCGGCCTTGCACCGCGCGGTTGCCGCGCATGCGCAGGCCGGCCGCGAGGTGCGGCTTTGGCAGAACGGGCATGGTGGCAAGGATCTGAACGACGCCCTGATCGCGGCGCTGGCTGCGCGCAGGGCGCAACATCAACAAGAGGGGCAGAGCCAATGACGCAGAATCCGAAACCCGGGCTGGACCTGGTGACCGAAGACGCAGGCAACGGCGCGGTGCGCTTCGCGCTGGTGCGCCGCGCGCGCCGTGCGCCGCATGACATCATCGAGCGCGTCAGCCTTGCCAGCGCGGCCGAGGTTGCGCTGGCGCAGCGCTTGCTGCCGGTGCCGTTGCAGTTCTATCGCGCGGCCGACGGCGATCGGCCGGCGCGCGCCGTGCAAGACATGGGCGCCGCGTCATGACCTGGGTTCTGTTCGTCGAGGTGTCGCAGGGGGATGTGTTGTCGATCGGCCCCTTGACGGCCGGCCAGTGTGGCGCGTTGCTGCAATCGTTCCTGTCGTCGGTGCGCGCCGTGTGCCTGCCGTGGACGGGGTGACGCGATGCGACCGCTGCTAAAAAACGATTGGAATCGTAGGATTCTGGAGGCCGTCAGGCGTTCGCCGGAAAATCCTTTCGACGAATTGATAACACGCACGCCAATTTTCGAGGCCGCGATGGCCATGCTTCACACCCGCGACGATCTACACGACGTGATTGAAGCCCTGCGCGCGATCGAACGCTATGACCTGTCGGACAGGCTGCGGACGTTGCAGCAACGCCTCGATTTGCCGTTGGCAAAGATCACGGCGATCACGTTGGAGCGGAGAGGCGTGCTTCGCAAATGATAGATACGCTATTTTCCCTGGGGCCATTCGGGCGGCCGGAAGCCTGCCAGCATCCAGCGCATCACCTGGCAGGCGATCGGGTTCGGCCCGCGCCCGGTGCTGGCAAATTCGCTGGCCTTCCACTTGCGGATCGTCGTGTCGTTTGTCGCGAGGATCTGGCCCAGTTCGCGATCCGTCAGGCCAAGCCGGTTCTGGGCGTGCTTGAATTCTTCCGGTGTCATCGTCATGGCAATGTCCTTTCAGCCGTCGGAAAACAGGTAAAGGCGGCCGCAGTCAAGCGTGATCGCCTCGAGGGCCAGCACCGCGCGTGCGGCCGGTATCAACCGCGCCCGGCCAGCAAGCGCGACCGCGCGCAGCATCGCGCCCTGGTCGAAGGGCATGCCATTGGCAAGCGCGTGCAGCAGCGCGCGGGCGTCGACGATTTCGGCGATCGGGCAGGGCATGGGGCGATCCTTTCGGCAGCGTGTGGCGCATGGGATGCCAGCCCCGCGCGGGGGCTGGTCACCGATGCGTCATTCGGCGGCGATGGCCATGGGCGCGGCGGCGAGGGCCAGCGCATAATCGCTGGCCTTTTGCGCGGCCGAGGCGGCCCGGAAGATGAAGCGCTTGTCGTCGCGCAGGGCCTTGAGCCAGGAGCCGATATAGGCGGCCGAGTTTTCGGTGTTCACATCGGCGCCGATCTGGGCGCAGAGGAAGCAGGCGCCGAGTTCGGCGATCAATTCTTCGAAGGCATATTCGCGCTGGCCCGGCTGGCCAAACCGATCGAGGCGCGAGGCGTGGCCCGTCCAGTGCACCAGCTCGTGCGCCAGGGTGCCGTAGTAGCCGGCGGCGGTTTCGAACTGCCCGATGCGGGGCATGTGGATCGTGTCGGTGCCGGGGCGGTAGCAGGGGTTTGTGCCGTCGTTCACGATGCGCGCGCCGGTGGCGGCGAAGAAGGATTCGAGATCGGCGACGGCCGAGGCGCCGGTGTCCAGGTCATCGCCGAACATGTCGGGCGTCATGTCGCAGGGCAGCCCATCGATCTGCTGGACGTTGAAGACGGTGTAGGATTTCAGGAAGGGAATTTTCACCGCTTCGCCGTTGTCGTTTTCCCGTTCCATCGCCGAGTAGAAGACGATGCGCGTGCCCTTTTCGCCCTTGCGCACATTCGCGCCCACCGCCTTGGCTTGCTTGAAGGTCATCCACTGGTCAGCCGTGTAGCCACGGGCCGACGCCGCGATCCACAGAAGCAGGACGTTGATGCCCTGGTAGAATTCGCCATTGGCGCGGCGCGGCAGGGTGAAGACGGGCTTCGCGCCCTGCCAATCCTTGTGCCAGGGAAGCACGCCGCCCTCGAGGTGGGCGATGATCTGGTCGGTGATTTCCTGGTGAATGTCGATCTTGGTCATGGTGTCAAATCCCCTTGGCTGGTGCGCTTCATTGCGCTGTTGACTTGTCTAGATATAGCGCCATTGGCGCTAGTGTCAAGACAAAAAAACACGAAACACGAAAAAAAATTCAGGGGGGCAGCGCATGCCTGAAACACCGGACCTGCGCGCCGAGTTGGAGAACGCGCCGATCGTCGCGCAGCCCGTGCCGCAGGCCGCGGGCGATGGTGGGGGCGATGGCCCGCCACCGGCGGCGCCGGTGCAGACAGACGGCGCGGGCGATGCAGGCCAGGGCAAGAAGGGCGGGCGCCCGCGGGGCGAGATATTCCGCGACTGCCCCGTCGTGCCGCTTGGGGTTTACGGCGATTTTTCGTTTTACCTGGACCGCCTTGGCCAGTTGCGGAAGGTCGACAACCACAGCCTGGACAAGATCCGGCATGTGTTCGGCGGCGACGTGCGCCTGTTGTCAATGCACTTTCCGCAATACGACAAGGACGGGGCGCGAAAGCCCGGCAAGTTCGACCAGGCGAACACGGCGGCCGCCATGACCGAAGCCAGCGCCGAGCGGGGCGTGTGGTCGCCCGTCGGGCGCGTGCGCGGGGCCGGTGCCTGGGCCGATGATGACGGCGGATTGATCTATCACGCGGGCGACGAGGTGCTGATCGCGGGCGACTGGCGCCGCCCCGGGGTTTATGGCGGCCGCGTCTATCCCGCGTCCGATCCGGTGCCGCGCCCGGCCGCGACGGCAGGCCGGGGCGATGCCGCCCAGGCGATCCTGGGGCAGTTTGCGACCTGGGCCTGGCGGCGCCCGGACATCGACCCCCAGCTGGCGCTTGGCCTGGTCTGCGCGCAGATGCTGGGCGGTGCGCTGGACTGGCGCCCGGTGGGCTGGCTGACAGGCGATGCGGCGACCGGGAAATCGACGTTCCAGAAGTTGCTGCTGTGGCTGCACGGGGGCGAGAACGGCCTGTTGCAGGCGGCCGACGCAACGGAAGCCGGCATCCGTTCGGTTGTGGGCTATTCGAGCCTGCCCGTGGCGATCGACGAGCTGGAGCCTGACGCCGACAATCCTAAGAAGGTCAAGGCCGTGATCGAGTTGGCCCGCCGGGCCGCATCGGGGGGCCAGATTTTCCGCGGTGGTGCTGACCAGAAGGGGCACCAGAGCAACGCCCAATCGTCTTTCCTGTTTTCATCGATCCTGGTGCCGCCCATGCCGGCGCAGGACCGCAGCCGCCTGATCCTGCTGGACCTCAACCGCCTTCCCCCCGATGCCCCCAAGATGGCCCTCGATCCGCGCCGCTGGCGCGGCCTTGGGGCGCAGCTGCGCCGCGTACTGATCGAGGGCTGGACCGACTGGCCCCAGCGCCTCGAGCTGTGGCGCGAAGCGCTGGCGCGGCATGGCCAGACCGGCCGGGGGGCCGACAACTTCGCCACTGTCCTGGCAATGGCAGACATGGCGTTGCGCCCCGACATGCCGGGGCGTGACGAGCTGGACGCCTGGGCGCGCAAGGTGGGCCACGCGGCCACCGAAGACAGCCTCGAGGTGGGCAGCAATGCCGAGGACATGCTCACGCGGTTGCTGGGCCAGCCGCTGGACGTGTGGCGACGCGGCCGCAAGTTTACCGTCGGGCAGTGGGTGGCAATGGCCGCGCGCCTGCCCGGTGCGCGTGATGCGATCGACGAGGCAACGCCGGAGAACGCCAACAGTTTTCTGGCGGCCTATGGGCTGCGCGTGCGCGGCCGCGGCGAGGCGGCCGAGCTGTGCATCGCAAACAAGCCGTTGCCGATGTTGTGCGAGTTGTTCCGCGATTCGAGCTGGGCCGATGGTGTCTGGTCGCAGGCGGCGCGCCGGGTGACCGGGGCCAGCGCCACGGCGCCGCTGCACTTTGCCGGGGCGCCAAGCCGCGCCTGGGCCATCCCGCTGGCGAACATCCCGGGGCTGATGGCGTTCCCGGCCGATCGCGAGGTGGTGGCGCAGCCGGCACAGACTGGCGCGCCGCCGCCGCCCCAAGATCTGGAGGAATTCGAATGATGCCTGCGGCGCGTTGCGGCAAGCCATTGGTTTCAGGCGATATTCGCCGCTTGCCCCGCACCCCGATCGGTGCCAGTATTCCCGCGCGGGGCCGGTGCTTCGCCCCGGGTCTGGGGCTGCTACGGTGTAGCGGGCTTGTCGCAGGCACCGTAGCAGGCAAAAAGCCAGCGAAATCAGCCCCTTACCCCTCATCTGCTACGCTGCTACGCTTCGGGCGCGTTCCCTCGCATGTGTGTGTGCACGCGCGCGCGCGCATGCGAGGGTATGTATATATCTGTAGCAGTGTAGCAGATATATCTAAGTATCTGAAAAGACTGGCCAAAATGCTGCTACGGTGCCTGCTACGGTGCTGCTACGGTGTCGCAGGCAAGGCCAAGCCATTGAAAACACTCAAAAAGGGGGGTTTTCAGCATGGCGAAGCCTGACAACCGCTTTCAGACGATGGCGAAGGATGCCGCCGATCGGATCGATCGGGCGCGGGCAGCGGGCGAGCAGTTGCAGCTGCTGCCCGACGAGCCGGACGCGGGCGCGCTGGTCGCGGCCCCTGGCGATGCCGCCGGGCGCGGCAAGGGCAAGTCCACGCAAAGCCAGGTGCGCGCCTGGCTGGTTGCCAAGGGATACCGCCTGCCCGAAGACGTGCTGGCCGAAATGGCCGGGCTGGCCTCGAGCTTTGACGCCTTCACCACGGCCATGGCCCGCGCCGAGCAGGTGATGCTGTGGGCCGGGGCGAGCCTGACGCCCAAGGGGCGGATCGAGCTGTTCATGCAGCTGTATGCGGCGCAGCTGCGCGCGGCGGATGCCTTGATGCCCTATGGCGCGCCGAAGGTGACCAGCGATGCCCCGCCGCCCGTCGCTGTGCAGGTCAAGGTGATCGGTGGCCGGGCCGAGGATGGCGGCGATCGGGCGACCAGGGCGCGCGACGTGACGCCACGGACGGGCCGCGACGGGGCGCGGATCGCGCCGCCGCCGCTGCCGAGCGAAATCCAGCAAAATCAAGGGGTTGCGGAACAGGGCGGCGATGCCACGGACGGCGCGCCACGGACGAAAGGGGCAAGCCGTTGAAAACGCAGGCGAAAATCGGGCTGATCCAGTTGATTGAAAATCAGTCGGGCGGTGTCTGGCGCGGTGCCGGCGCGCCCTGGGCGGCCCGTGCGCGACCCACCCCCCCGCGCGCTTCGCGGCCCGCGCCCGCGCCGCGCGACCCCCGGGGGGGCGCCGCGCGCGCCAAGCCTGTCCCCCTCTGTCCGACCCCGATCATCATTTTGGCCGAACCTTCCATTCTGGCCCTAGGGTGGGGGCGGGCATGATCGAAACCTTGACCATGCGCATGGGGGGCCGGGGGCGTTGCCTGGGGATGCCTGACGAGGGTGCGGGAGGGTCTTCTGCCCCGGATGACCTGTTCGCGCGCCTGTCCGACATGCCGGCATCCGAAGCGATCGCGAGCCTAGAGGGCGATTTCGCTGCTGACAAGATGCCGGATGTTGCCGAGGCACAATTTCCCGGCCCGGTCGCCGAAGCCTTCTACTGGTCCGATGCGGCTGTTGTCGGCATCCAGGGGCCGGTGGGAAGCGGCAAGACGACAACGCTGCTCAAATCGCGCCTGCGCCGCGCCATGGCCATGCCGCGATCGACGATCGACGGGGTGCGCCGCTACAAGCTGGTGGTCGCGCGCGAAACCTATCGGCAGCTGTGGTCGACAACCATCCCGAGTTACCTCGAAGTATACCCCAAGAACCTGGGCAAGTGGTCTGGCGGGCGCGGCGATCCGGTCACGCACGTCATCGAGTTCGAAGACGAGTTCGGGCCAATCGAATTCACCGTCGAATTCATGGCCTTCGGCGACAACATCGTCGCATCGATGCGCGGCATCCAGGCAACCGACTTCTGGCTGAACGAAACCGACACGTTGCCCGTGGAGGTGCTGACCACCGGCATCGGCCGGATCAACCGCTGGCCCGGCCGCCACCATTTTGCAGGCTATCCGCCCGAGCTGCGCAGCTATGGGCAGATCGCCTGCGATTTCAACGCCCCGGATGAAGACAACTGGACCTTCAATGTCTTCCACAACGAGGAAGAACGCACCCGCATCGTGATGGAGTTGAACCGCCACCTGCCCGAGGGCGCGCGCGAGGTGCGCTTCGAGTTCTACAATCAGCCGGGCTTTGGCGAACCCGGCTGCGAAAACCTGCAAAACCTGTCGCCCGATTACTATCCGGTCCAGATCGGCGCCATGCGCGCCGCCGGGCGCGGCGACATGATCGATCGGCTGGTGTTCAACAAGATCACCTACCTGCGCGTGGGCACGCCGGTGTTCCAGCGCGAGTTCAACCGCCGAATCCATGTCGCCGATCGCACGCTTGAGCCTTGGCCTGGCGTCCCCTTGCGGATCGGGCTTGACCAGGGCTTCAAGGGCGCGGCCGTCGTGGCGCAGTTCGATCGGCCCTATGCCTGGCAGATCCTGGCCGAGCTGCACTTTCCGGCCGAGCGCCTGATGGCCAAAGAGTTCGGCCGACGGCTTGCCGATCTGCTGGAAAGCCGGTTTCGCGGCCTGCGCGTGGAAGGTGCCTGGGCCGACATGGCGGGCGAACACGGCGCCAGTCAGGCGGCCGACGAAAACGACACATGGAACCTGATGGTATCCAAGGCGGCAGGCTTTCGCGTGCGGCCCCAGCGCATCGGCACCAACCGATTGCAGCCGCGTCTCGAGGCCGTGCGCGCCGCGCTGGAACACCTGCACGGAGGCACGCCCGGCATCATCATAGACCCGTCGTGCAAGTTCCTGATCCGCGGCTTCGAGGCCCGGTATGTCTGGACTGACGAAATAAACGCATCGGGCGACCGCCGCAAGGTGCCCGACAAGCGCCTGACCGAAGCCAACGTGATGGACGCCCTGCAATACCTGCTGCTGTCGGAATCGCGCGGCGACGGATCAAGCCCCCTGTCGAACCCGGACCGGACGGCCGCGATCGGCCACAACGGCGGCCCGCCCCTGTCGGGGGCACAAGGCGGGCTGACCACGACCTATGACCCCCTCAACCCCTATGGAGGCTAAATTGATGGCACGAAAAAACGCGAAACCGAAGATCGACCCTTCCCAAGACAAGGATCGCCCGGCGACCTGCGCCGAGTTTGCCGAAAGGTACGGTCGAAAGCCCGGTGATCTCGTCGTTCTCAAGAGCGGTGGCCCGTCCATGACGGTCCTCTACTCGTGTTGTTCCGAGGTCGAATGCGCCTGGTTTGACGGGCACAAGCTCGAGGTGCGCGACTTCCCGCTCGAGGCCATCGAGGCATCCTCTGAAATGCCATTCTGAAAGGAAACACGATGCCAGAGACCAAGACGAAACCCGCCCCGCCGAAGCGTGCGGCAAAGCCTCGCGCGCCCAGGCCGCTGGATGCCACGGCCATTCGTGGCGCGCTGGCCCAGATCGCGGATCACGGCGGCAACAACACGGCCATCCTGGTGGCCCTGCTGGAACAGGGCCGCGGCCTGAAACTGACGCGCAAGAACGGCGCGACCACGGCCACCATGCTGGGGATCACCGCGACCGATTCCAGCCCCACCAGCAACGGTGATCTGGCCGCGTTGAACCGCTGGGCCAATGTCGCGCGCCGCCGGCTGCTGCAAGAGGGCGCGCCCCCGGCATGATCCAGGTGCGCGCATATGACCCTGCGGGCGCGCTGGCGGTGATGCAGCGCCTTGATCCGGCCGATCTGGCCGAGGCGCGGTTGACCCGTGGCCAGGCCGCGACCGGCGCAGAGCTGTTCGCGGACTGGCACGCCATGCAGGGCGCGCGCGTGGCATCCTGGATGCTGCTGACATCGCCGGCGCGGGGGGCGGTGCCCTTTGCGCTGGTGGCCGTGGCCAACACCGGCCAGGCGGGCGTGGCGCAAGCCGCGTTCCTGGCCCGGGATCATCGCCGGTTCCGCCGCGAGCTGGTGATGGCCGCCGGGCTCATCGCCCATGACATGCCCGCCTGGTGCACCGATGCCGGAATTTGGCGCATCGAGGCCCGCGCCTGGGCAGGCCACCCCAGTGCCGCCCGCTTTCTGGCGGCGATCGGCTTTGACCTCGAGGCGCACATGCCCGGTTTCGGCCCCAACGGGGCCGAGACATTCCTGCAATTCGCCTGGGTGAACCCGCACCGCCCGGCGGCCTGCCCGCAACCCCGGAGGACCCCATGAACGGAATCGAGAGCATCGCCGCAGAGCGCAAGCGGCAGATCGAAAAAGAGGGCTGGACGCCCGAGCATGACGACACTCACGACAGCGGAGAGATGGCGATTGCGGCTGCAATCTATGCTGCGCCCGGTGCGCGGGACGGCCTACCCGTGGGAAAGCGGCCGAGAAGCAAGATCTTGCCGTTCTGGCCGTGGTCGAGCGACTGGTACAAGCCGAAATCGCGCCGCGAGGATCTGGTGCGGGCCGGAGCCCTGATCGCCGCCGAGATCGACCGCCTCGATCGCGTGTGCGCCAATTCCGAGCCGTGCGGAGAGTGTCACCTTCAACCCGGCGAAACCTGCGACATCTGCGGCCGCATCAACCGGTCCAACTAACCCCCTACGTGACCCCAGAACAGGAGACCTGACCCATGTGTGTATTCGGCCGTAGCAGCCCCCAGGCGGCGCCCATGCGCATCGCCGCCACCGACAACCGCGAAGCCCTGGCCCAGGGCGATGCCGAGGCGCGCCTGCGCCGCATTCGCGCCGGTGCCGCCGCAAACATCCTGACCAGCGCGCGCGGCATCCCGTCGACGCGCCAGCTTGGCGCGGTGGCGGCATGAATCCGGCGCCGGTGACCGAAAAGCACCCGGCCGCGCAGGAAGCCATGCGCCGCTGGGATGACCTGAAAACCGAGCGCACGCGCTTCGAACAGGAATGGGAAGACATCGCCCGCCTGATCCGCCCCCAAAGGGGCGGTTTCAGCCTGACCGATCATTCGACGCGGATCATGGAAAAGCCGTTGTCGTCTGCCCCGATCGTGGCGCAGTCGAATTTCGCATCGGGCCTGTATGGCACGCTGACCAACCCGGCAAACCGCTGGATGGGCATGAAAACGAACGACGCCGATCTGAATGCCTGGAAGCCGATGGCCGACTGGCTGGACGTGGTGACCGATCGCATCCTTGCGAGTTTCCAGCCGAGCGTGAGCCCGTTCTATTCCGCCGCCACGCAGGTGTTTGGCGACCTGTCGTGTTTTGGCAATGCCGCGCAGTATGACGAGGTGGACACCCAGAACCGCAAGATCATGGATGTCACCCTGTCGCTGGCCGAAGTGGTCTATGACATCGATGCCTATGGCCGGGTGTGCGAGGTGGTGCGCAAGTTCCACCTCAAACCCCACGCGGCGGTGGCCCTGTTCGGCGCGGCGGCCGTGCCCGCAAAGGTTCTCGAGCTGGCGCAGAAGAACAGCAACGACAAGCACGCCTATTTCCACCACGTCAAGCGCAACCACGACTGGATGCCGCGCGCGCTGGGTCCGCGTGGCAAGGCATGGCAGTCGATCTATGCCTGTCAGGTGGGCGACAGCCTGTTGCGCCAGCGTGGATACGACGAAATGCCCTTCTTCGCCCCCCGGTGGGAGGTTGAAAGCGGGTTCGTCTATGGCACAGGCCCCGGGTACATCGCGCTGCCGTCGGCGCGCATGAACCAACAGATGGATGCCGCGACCCTGCGCGCGGCCCAACGCGCGGCCGACCCCACCATCCTGGCGCCCGACCGCGATACCTGGCCCATCAACGGACAGGTTCGCCCCGGTGCGGTGGTGTTCGGCGGTGTCAACCCCAGGGGCGAGGCGATGCTGCGCCCCTTTGATGTCGTCGGGAACATCAACCTGACGTTTGCGGAAAAGCAGGCGAAGATCGACGAAATCAGGGATGCGTTCAACTACACCTTGATGAACCTGGCGGGCCGCACCGGCATGACGGCGACCGAGGTCATGACGATCAACGAAGAACGCCTGCGGCTTTGGGCGCCCCACATGGGCAGGGTGCAGGAAGAATACCTTGCGCCCAAGATCGAGCGTCGGTTTTCCCTGCTGTGGCGCAACGGCCAGATCCCGCCGCCGCCCGAAGGCGCCGAAGGTGTCGCCTTGCAGGTGGATTACCAGTCGGCCGCCGCGATGGCGCAGAAATCGACAGAGGGCAATTCGGCCTTGCGGCTGATCGAAGATCTGGCCCCGCTGATCGGGATCAAGCCCCGCATCGCCGACCGTCTGGATGATGACGGCCTGGTCGAGGTCCTGCACGCCGCGCGGGGCGCGCCGTCGCGCCTGCTGCGATCGCGCGAACAGGCCGACGACATCGCCCAGATGCGCGCGCAACAACAGCAAGAAGCGCAGGCCATGCAGATGGCCCAGGCCGGGGCCGGTGCCCTGCGCGACGTGGCCGGGGCCGCGCAGGCGATGGAAGGGGGTGGCGCATGATCTTTGACCGCTGGTCGGTTTTCCGGGCGCTGTTCCCTGGCGCGCGCGATGCCGCGCGTGTCGCACGCCGCTGGCAGGCGGCCCGCGTGACCGAGCCGAAGTTGCTGGCCGATGTGCTGGCGCTGGGGCAGGTGCTGGCGTTGCAGCCGCGCCTGGGCGGCCCCGACGGCACCGCGCCCGCCCCGATCGATCCGCAGCGCCTGGCCTACGAGGCCGGGCGCCGCGACATGGCCCTCGAGCTGGCAGCCTTGATGGGTGTCAGCAACCATGAACTCGCAACCATGATGGAGCTGAACGATGTTCAAACTGATTGATCTGATCCGGCAAATGCCGGTTTTCGCACCCGAGGGCGAAGGGGCGGCGGCGGGCGCCGCTGACGCTGCGGGCGCTGGCGATGCCGGCGGCAATGCGGGCGGTGGCGATGCTGGCAGCGATGCGGGCGCCGCCGATGCCGGCGGCGCGGCCGATGTCGAAGCAAAGGGCGCGCCCTGGTGGGACAAGCTGTCGGACGCCCAGAAAACCTACGTCACCGCCACGGGCCGCACTAAGGAAGATCCGCTCGAGGTGCTGCCGGGAATCATCGATGATTACCTGAACGCCCAGAAGCGTCTGGGCAACAGCCCCGACAAGCTGATCACCAAGCCAAAGGAAGGCCAGCCGCTGCCCGACTGGATGCGCGAAAACGCCGAAGCCTTCGGCCTGCCCAAGGAGGTGGATGGTTACAAGGTTGCGCGGCCAGAAGGGTTGCCGAAGGAAATTCCCTGGAACGATGCGCTCGAGGCGCAGGCGCGCGAACTCGCGTTCAAGAACGGTGTCCCGCCCGAGGCCCATCAAGCCTATGTCAGCCTGTTCGCCGAGCATGTGAAAGGGCTGTACGATCAATCGGCCGAGCAGCTGGCCCGCGCCGATGCGGAAATGCGCGAGGCCCTGGCCAAGGAGTGGGGTGGCCAAATGGACGCGCGGATCACCCAGGCCCAGCAGGCGGCGGGCATCCTTGCCGAAAAGGCCGGGCTTGACAGCGATGCCCTTGCCGGCGTTGCACAGGTGCTTTCCGCGAAGGTTGGCGATGCGAACACGATGAAGATCTTTCACGCGATGTTCGAGGCGATCGGCGATGACGCGAGCGTCAGCATGGGCCGAAATGCGTCGGGCTTTGGCATGACGCCCGCGGAGGCGCGCGCCGAGCTGGCCAGGATGCAGAGCGAGGGCGGCGAATACTACGAGGCGACAAAGGCAGGCAACCAAGCCAAGGTGCGCGATCTGGCGCCAAGGTTGCAGCAGCTTCACAAGCTCGCCGCTCAGCGTTGATGCCACAACATCTGCCCCGCGATAGCGGTTCGCGGGGCAGATCGTGATTTTTTCCTTGACGCGGGCAAAATCTTCCGGCTTGGATTTCAGCCATCGGGCAGCCCCGCGCTTGTGGGGTCCGGTTGAGAGGCAGCTAGATGCTCCCGGGTAGCGCACGACACGCGCAGGTGCGGGTCCGATCTGTCGGGCAGCCCCTCCGAAAACTCACACACCATCGTCAGTTTTCAAATGGAGGGGCCAGATGCCCGAATACTCCCAGCAGGTGGAGCAGCACCACCGCACCATGTATTCCGACAGCGTGAAAATGGTGGCGCAGCAAACGCGCGAGCCGTTCGCCGGAACCGTGATCGACACCCCTGCCAAGGGTGATGCCCAAAACGCCAGCGAGCTGGTGGATGCCGGGGAATACCAGTACGGCGAAGAACGCACCCGCCGGAACATCGAAATCCCCGTCACCGGGTCGCGCCGTTGGCTCGTGCGCCCGCCGGTTATCAAATCGGGCCAGTATTTCGATATCGAAGACGATCTCGACGGCAACATCGTCGCCACATCGGCCAAGGTTACTGTGCACACCAAGCGTGTCATCCGCGGCAAGTCGGACCGCACGCTGGGCGTTCGCAAGGTCGATGGCCGGTATGTCGTCGCCGATGGCGGCATCCTTGGCTACGCGACCGAGGGCAAGCGCCCGACCAGCAAGAACGCGCTGCCCGCAGGCAACTATGTGCCGCACGGCAGCACAGGTCTGACGCTGCCCAAGCTGCGCGAAGCCCGCCTGTTTCTCCGCAAAAACGACTTCGGTGTCGAAGATGATGATCCGCTCTATTGCGCGATCACCGCGATGCAGGAGGACAACCTGCTCGAAATCGCTGAAGAAGCAAAGACCAGCGTTCCGGCCTCGCTCATCCAGGAACTGAGAGAGGGCAAGCCGATCAAGCTCATGGGCTTCAACTGGATCTTCACCAACCGGCTCCCGGTCAACGCGGCGGAACACCGCCTGTTGCCCGTCTGGTCGAAGAAGAACATCGAGCGCGGCATCTGGATGGATGTCGAAGGGCAGATCTGGAACGACACCAGCGCCGACAATCTGCCCTATGCCCGCGTGCGCGCCTACATCGATTGCGTGCGCCACGAAGACAAGGGCGTCGTCGCGATCGAGTGCGTCGAAGGCTGATCCTGACCGCCGGCGGGCATTGGCCCGGCGGCGCCTTCCCCCACAAAACGAAAGGTTAGGCTTATGCCCGTCGTTCAAAAAAACTCCGATCTCTTTGCGGATCGTGCCGCTGACGAGGTGGTGCCCGATCCGGCCCGCGCGCGCGGGCGTCCGATCTGCGCCACCTTCACCGTCACCAATGCCGCGGATGACAGTTCCGGGTCGAGCTATCACCTCTGCGACATCCCCGCCGACGCGATTTTCGACAGCCGCACCGCCTTCCAGGTGCAGAACTGGGGTTTCGCCGCAATCCGCATCGGCACCAAGACCGATGTCGATGCGCTTGCGGCGGTGCTGAAATCCGCCGGCAACGTCGTGAACCCCGTGACATTCGGCGATGCCAAGCACGGCCTGCCCGCATGGGAAGCCCTTGGCCTGGCCGCCCGGCCGGAAGGCGGTGTCATCGGCCTTTACGCCCATGCGATCGCCAATGCGACCGGCGCGGGCAGCATGAAAGGCGAAGTCCACTATCGTTTCCGCTGATCGCGGAACCGCCAGAAGCCGGGGCCATCGCGGCCCCGGCGTGACTTGAAAGGGCGGCCATGAGCGAGCCGATCACAGCATCCGGAATCGTGGCGCAGGCTTTCCTGCACATGGAATTGTCGCCCATTTCGGGGCCGGATGAAGACACGCCCCAAGCGATCGATGCCGCCCGAATCCTGCCCGACGCGCTCGACATGAGCCTCGAGGCCGTCGACTGGAGTTTCGCGAGCCGCCTCGTGTTCCTGCCCGAGGTCACAGACCTGCCCGATCCGCTGGCGATCGACCCGGATCAACCGCATGTCTACCAGCTGCCGGGCGACCTGCTGGCCGTGCGCGAGGTTGGCGACAGCTTCAGCCGCTGGGCGATTGATGGTGAATTCCTGCGCGCCGACATCGCCCCGCCCTTGCGTCTTCGGTATACCGCCCGCGTGACGGATGCAGCCAGGATGCCCGCGACGTTTCGCACCGCCGTCTCCTTGCAACTGGCCTATCTGATGTCGCCGCGCTGGGTGACGACACAAAGCAAGCGCGACCAGATCACCCGCGAGCTGACCGAAACGATCGCCCGCGCCGCCAAGAACGACGCGCGAAATGCCAGCCCCCAGAGTTGGGGTCAGTCCGACGGCGGCGACTGGGTTCAAAGGGCGGTGTCATGACGCGCACGACGCCTGCACAGCGATCGTTCAGCAGCGGTGAAATCGCGCCCCTTCTGCATCGTCGCAGCGATTACCAGCGCTTTCAGACCGGGCTTGCGCGGTGCCGCGGTTTCGTGCCCCTGCGCCAGGGTGGTTTCACCCGTGCGCCCGGCACGTTGTTCCGGGGCTACACGCGCGAGAATGCGCAATCGATCCTCGTGCCCTTTGTCTTTGCCAGCGACGATGCGCTGGTGCTGGAATTCAGCCCCGGCAAGCTGCGTTTCTGGCGCTATGGCGCGCTGATCGAGAAAGACGGCGCGCCCTATGAAATCGCATCGCCCTATGGCGCCGACGATCTGCCCAATGTGCAATGGGTGCAATCGGCCGATGTGGTTTACCTGGCAGATGGCGCGCATCCGATACACAAGCTGTCGCGCCTCGCGCTCGACAACTGGACGATCGCGCCGGCCGTTTTCGACACGGGCCCTTTCCGGGTGCAGAACCTGGACGAGGCGCTGACGCTTTCCGCAAGCGCCGAAACCGGAACCGTCACCCTGACAGCATCCGCGGCGTTCTTCGAGGCCGATCATGTCGGCACCCTGTTTCGCCTCGAAGGCGAAGACTACAGCGACGTGCCGCTTTGGGTGGGGAATGCCGCGGCAAGTGTCGGGGATCTGGCCCGGTCTGACGGCAACATCTACGAGCTGATCGCTGGCACGAACACCGGGATATCACCGCCGCTGCATCGATCCGGCGACCAGAATACCGACCCGACAACGGGCACGATCTGGCGGTTCATATCCGACGGCGTGGGCGTTGTCCGCATCACTGCGATCGCCAGTGCGACAGAGGCCACGGCAACCGTGCTGAAACGCATTCCCGCCGCCGCCGTCGATACGCCCACATATCGATGGAGTGAAGGCGCGTGGTCCGATCGGCATGGCTGGCCTGCGCTGATCGAGGTCTATGACCAGCGGCTTGTCGCGGCCGCGACACCGACCGAGCCGCGCACCGTCTGGTTTTCCGTCCTGGGCAGCTTCGAGGATTTCACCCCGGGCATCGAGGCCGATGATGCCTTTGCCTTCGCCATCGCGGGCAGCGACAACCAGAATCGGATTCTGTGGCTGCGCGCCGGCAAGCGTGGCTTGCACATTGGCGCGGCCAGCGAGGAATATTCCACGCGATCGGAAACCCGCGCGCAAGTCATCGGCCCGACCACCGCGCGGTTCGGAAAAGACAGCGGCATCGGTGGCCGTCCGGTGCGCCCGATCGCGCCCGACGGCAACCCCATCTTTGTCGCACGCGACGGCCGGAGGCTGTACGAAATCAGCTATATCATCGAACAGGACGGCAATATCGCGACAGAGTTGTCGTTGCCGTCGTCGCATCTGGGCGCGCCCGGAATCGAACAGATCGCGTGGCAATCCGCACCAGAGCGCCAGGCGTGGATGCGGTTGGGCAATGGTGACATTGCCGCGATGATCCACGATCCGCGCGAAGATGTCCTGGGTTGGGCCGTCGTGCCGCTTGCCGGCGGCGTGTGCGAGGCGCTGGCCGTCACGCCAAGCAGCGGTGGAGAGCGCGATATCATCTTGATGATCGTGCGCCGCCTGATCGGCCAGCAGGTCGTGCGCATGGTCGAGGAAATGGCGATCGGGTTTTGTCATTGCGAGGCACCCGCAGCGGCCGCCGTCCACTTCTTTGCATCCATGGCCTTTCATCTGGAAGCACCGAGCGCCAGTTTCAGCCTTCCCCACCTGGCCAGTGCCGAGGTTCAAGCCTGGACCGACCAAGGCAATTTCGGCCCGTTCACCGTTGGCGAGGACGGCGAACTGACCCTGCCTGTCCCGGTAACCCGTGGCTGCATCGGCCTGTTCGATCAAACCCACATGGCCGAAACGCTCGACATCCAGGCGGCCACACCGAACGGCGACAGCATGGGTCGCAAGAAGCGGGTGCAGCCGAATCTCGGGATCGCGCTGTATCGCACCACACAAGGCAAGGTCAGTGTCGTCGAGCGATCGCTTGGCCGTCCCGATCGCGTCAACGCTTCGGCTTGGTTGGTTCCCATGGGCGTGCCCACGGTGCTGAATGATGCGTTCAGCGGCGTCGGCAAAATCTCGATCGCCGGCGGCCAGGCCGAGGAAACCGCGCTGCGCATCACGCCCTTCGGCGGCGCGCCGCTCACGGTTCTGGCCCTGGTGCCGCATATCCAGGAAGGGGGCCAGTAATGTGTGAGTTCATCACAGGCGCGCTGGCAGCTCTGGGCGGAGGCGGTGCCGCCACCGCTGCCGGGGCGACGGCCGGTGCAGCGACGGCCGGCGCAGGATTGATGAAGCTGGGCACGCTTATCAGCGTCGGCGGATCGCTCGCCCAGGGGTACATGAGTTACCGCGCGGGCCGCGACCAGGCCGATGCCATCGCGCAGCAGCAGGAAACCGAACGGAACCTGAATGCCGTCGAGGAAATGCGCACCCGGCGCCAGATGATGATGCAGCTGCGCCAGCAGCGCGCGCAGATCGCCGCGCGCGGCATCGCGGCCGACAGTCCGACAGCCGTTCTTCTGGGGCAGACCGGCGCGCAGGAGATCAGTTTTCAGGGGCAGGCGATCCGCGCTGGCGGGCAGGCGCGGCAACAGGAACTGAATGCGGCCCGTCGTGCGGCGCGATCGCGGGCAACGACGGGAATGCTGCGCGGGGTATTTTCCGCGGCCGATACCGTCATCACGGCCGCGCCTGAAATCTGGCCGGGGATGTTGACATGACGCTGACCGTCCCGCGCGCGGGCGTTGGCGCCGGACGCAGCGCAAACATCCAGATCGAGGAACCGCAAACCGGCGGATTGCTGGCCGATCTGGGCCGTGGGATGCTGCGCGCAGGCAACGCCCTGAAGGCCGAGGCCGAAAGCCGCGAGCTTGGCACCCTCAAGAACCGCATGATGGAGGACTTGAACAACCTTCGTCTGGAATACGAGCAGGTGGGCGATCCGGATCGCCTCGAGGCCGAGCTGCCCGAGCGCATCGAGCAATTGCGCGAGGCGTACACCAGCAACCTCAAAAGCAACGATCCGCGGTTTTCCGTGCTGGTCGCCCAGACCTTCGACCAGATGAAGGAGCCGCACCGCTTCGCGCTTGGTGCGCGCGCCCTGGACCTGCGCCAGGGGCAGTGGCGTGTGAACCTGGGCAACATGGGCGACCAGGTTGTGCGCAGCGCCGCCGCGCTGGACCCCAACACCCAAGCCGAATACATGGGCCAGTTCGAAGAAGAACTGGCCGAAGCCGTCGCGCAGGGTATCCTGACGCCCGAAGATGCGGATCGACAGCTCAAGGCGCGCGTGGCCGAAGCCGACCAGGCGCGCGCTGAACGCCTCTTGCGCGAAGATCCGGCAGCACTGCTGGACTGGATCGACAGCGGTGAAGGGTTGGCCAGCCTGGATGCCGATGCGCGCGAGCGGTGGAAAACACGCGCCGCGACGACGTTGGCGACAGTCACGTCCACGGCCGAAGCCGAAGCCCGGGCGCAACGGCGCAGCGATATCGCCTTGGCAAATACTGCCCGCCGCGAAGGCCGGGTTGCCGATGTCGAGGCCGAGCTGTTGCAAGATCCGATTGCACAGCAAGATCCGGCGTTTGAGGAACTGGCGCTGCGCATCGCGCTGGATGACGAGTACCCAGACTTCCGCCGGCTGACGCCCGACCAGATGCGCGCGCGACTGGCCGATGAAAAGGCGCGCCCGGTCCAATCCGAACCGCAGCTGTTGATCCAGCAGGCTATGAACCGTGCGATCGACGAAGCCGAAGCCGCATGGACCAAAGACCCCCAAGCCCACTATGCAGCCATCACCGGCAGGGATCTGACGCCGCTGCCCGATATCGCAACGGCCGATCCGCAGGATCTTGCGACTGCGCTGCGCAACAGGGCCATTCGCGCGCGGGCCATGTCGGAATCCGGCTACACCGACACCACCGCGCTATTCACGGTGGATGAACGCGAGGCGCTGGCCGAAACCCTGGGCACATCCGGTAACCCGGCCGTGCGGGCGACGGCGGCGGCGGCCTTTGCGCGTGGCCTGAATGTCGCCGGCCTTGGCATCGATGCCATGACGGCCGCC